CCTGTACTTGAGAACCATTTACCGCGCCAAACGAAGTAATGGCACTCATGTTGGACCCCGAATTGAAAAAACTCATGCCGCCTTTCTTAGTCTTACCGAGTCTTTTTTTATGTCGCCGGCGCGCGCCACCCGAAACGCGGCTAAAATCCCCGGCTAACCGCGCATCGACTTGCGCGGACGGATTTTGCGGATCGCCACCTAAATTACCATTGTAAGGATAAAAAACCTTGGGATCAAGGTTATCTAAATTAGGACTACCGCCATATGTTTTGGATCCGCAACCGCACCCTCCGCCGCGTCTAGTCGTGCGCCGACGCATTTTGCGATGCTTCTTCTTATACGTTTGTTTCTTATATTTACGTGTTGCGCCCATGGTATACACTATATAGACATATTATTCAATATCCACATGCGTCAACATGTGTCTTCGACAGCACGCATTGAACAACAGCAATTCATCCAACACGTGCCCTTCGGCCGTTTTTTCCGCCGTCTTTTTGGTTAAATACACGACTTTATCCACATCCAGTCCCGCCTTAATTTTGCGCTGACGCACTTTATCTTGGTAGTATCGATACTTGTCTGCCAGCACATTTCCACACGTGAAGCATTTAATAGGAATGATCATGTTAGTTATATTTAAAACATATATAATTTTTCGATTTCAATTTTACCGTAAAATATAATTGTATACTATAAGGATGAAACAGTATATTTATTTATTTATAATCATTTTTTTTCTGTTTATTATTACGGTAAATTTGATGAATACATACCACGAAGGATATGCTTCTAGTTATAGTGGTCCATCGGGTCTGTATTCCATGACAGATAAATCCAACCCTATTCACAATAGAACGGGTAAAAATGACGAGGATCGTATTGCGGCCATTACAAGTATATCTACTCCCCCGCCAGCGATGGCTCCTTCCCCCATGCAATACAAAACGACGTACCACCCCTTTGACCTCAATGTGGTGTACCACGATTCGCCGGAAGACATACAAAAACAAACGGGAATAGATCCTTCCGCGAATTTAATCAGTGTTTTAGACAAATCCGGAAAATTGGTCCAAGTGCCCATTTCAAGCACGGCGAACGACACGACATTTTACGAAGATGAAAGTTTGCGCTACGATCCGAAAAACTACGTTCCTACTTACGAAGATACCGTGTATTTTAGTAAATTGACGGGTCTCGGCTACCAAAAACCCATTTACGGTACCGATGCTCAAATGAGCGGGTTCTGTAGTTTCAACCAGAATTATCCAGATAAAATCGAAGACAAATGCCGCAAATTGGACGGTGATATATGCGCATCAACCGCCTGCTGTGTTTTACTTTCGGGCAAATGTATGGCCGGAAACCAGAACGGACCCTACGTACATGCCCATTATCAAGACCCTGGAAACAAGAAAACCGACAAATATTTTCATATGGGTAAATGTTACGGAAATTGTGTAGACGATCAATCGAATTATTACAATTACAACAACGAAATATTATCCCGCGATGACGAGAACATACACAAATTGCGTCTAAAGACCGGTATTTACGATAACAATCCTGTTCGAGGAATCTGGAATCCCGGGCAAACAACGGACCCGAATCTGGTGGCCGGGCCCTAAGTATATTCCGAGGGCCGTCCCCACGTTGAAGTACGTGGCAATAAAGATATAATTTGACAAACTATATAGTAATAAAATTATATTACTATATAAGATACAATGTTCTCATTGTTGGTAAAAATGTTCTCGGTGGTATCGTGTGTGGCATACAATCTTGGTCCGGTCAGCCAACCTATTAGTGTTAAAAATCTGATTTCGGGGATTGAACATTCGGATTTCGACGCCATTTACTTCAATTCGGATATGCGGACGGTAGTAGCTACCAGTCCCAACTTCAAAGGCGTACAATTCCGCAGCACAATTTCGCCGCTCATCACCGAAAAGTTGGTAGACATGTCGCTGAAACACGACATAGATCCGGTTTTTTTAAATCCTCCCAACAACGATTTATTCAACCTCTTTTCGTTCATCCCCAACCTCTTTTTTTTGGGTATTGCGTTGTCCGTTATACGGTCGGCGACAATGATGTCGAATTTAATGGGGGGTGGCGACGGAGATTCTAACAACAACATGGGGAGATTCATGAATTTCAACAAGAAACCTACAAATTCAAATAAAAACACAAATGTCTCCTTTTCCGACTGGGCGGGTTCTCAAGAAGTTTTGGAAGAATGTATCGAATTTGTTTCCTATCTAAATAAAACGGACGATTATACCGCGATGGGTGTAAGAATCCCCCGCGGAATACTGTTGGAAGGTCCGCCGGGGACCGGAAAAACACTTCTGGCCAAAGCCATTGCGAACGAATCTTCTTCTACCTTTTTTTCGGCATCGGGCTCGGAATTTATCGAAATGTTTGTGGGTGTAGGTGCCATGCGTATCCGCCGACTGTTTGAAGAAGCCCGGAAATCGAGCCCTGCTATCATTTTCATTGACGAGATCGACGCCATTGGCAAACAACGCGGTCGTGGTGGCAACATGATGGGTAACGACGAAAGTGAACAAACATTGAATCAGCTGCTAACAGAAATGGACGGTTTTCAGGAAAACGCCAACATCACGGTGATTGCGGCCACCAACCGCGCCGACATTTTAGATTCGGCCCTGTTGCGCCCGGGTCGGTTTGACCGCATCATTAAGATACCCTTGCCTGACCGGACATCGCGCGAGGCGATTTTATCATTGTACCTGAAAAACAAACCCGTTGAACCCACCGTAAAAATAGACGCATTGGCGAAATTAACCGCCGGGTTCTCGGGAGCTCAATTAAGTAATTTGGTGAACGAGGCGGCCATCGTGGCGGCAAGGAACGGAGATTTAATCATTCGGCAGCGATTTTTAGAAGATGCCCTGGAAAAATTGTTGATTGGCATCAAAAAGAAAACCGATACGCGCGACCAAAAAACCAAGTGTCGCATTGCCATTCACGAGATTGGTCATGCGCTCATTGTTCAAGAATTCCCCGATTATTTTGACCTACAAAAAATATCTATTCAAGCAACGTACTCGGGTGCGGGAGGTTACACCATTTTTACCGAGAAAGAGACGATTGCCGAGAACGGTCTCTACACAAAAGATTTCTTGATGAAACGTCTCATGGTGGCCATGGGCGGTAAGGCGGCCGAGGCGGTTTATTACGGCGACGATTTTGTCTCTGTCGGGGCGTCGATGGATCTGAAGCAAGCCAACCAACTCGCCCGAGAAATGATTGAGAAGTACGGCATGGGGGAAAGTTTGCGCGCATTCTCCAAAGAAGAGGGTTACGGCAAAACATATTCTGATATGATTTACACGGTTTCGGACAATGAGGTTATGGAATTGACCAACCGGGCTTACAATGAAGCATATAATCTGATATCCATCAACCGATTGCGACTAGGATCATGTATACGGCAGCTCATGGCAACCGGTCAGATGAGCCCAGCCGAATTTTACAAAATCATCAACGAAGAAGAGATAGAACCGGATTATATTGACAGTTCGGAAGACACGGGTAAACATCACACTCGCGTTACAGACGAGTGTGATACGGTTGATGATGCGGAGGAAATCTTAGACGGCGTAAATACTACGGTTCTCTGAGCTTCGCTATTTTTTGTTTCATTTTATGGTCCTTGTATAGATCCACGCCATCTTCAATGGTGGGATATTGATAATTATTAAACATTACGCGAATTGCGGACAACACTTCTTCATTGGGAAAAGTGTGGTCCAGTAACATGGACATTTTTAACCGATCGTCGGGATGTTGGTTTTCCATTTGAATATAATCTTGATTGAGAATCGTATGTGCCATCATTTCAAGAAATTTCTTTTGGAGGGGGGTCGTATAATAATTGTAACAAATCGTGACAAACCACCGGGTTTTTTTGGTTCCCAGAGGCAACATATTCACGGCAATGATCAAATGTTTGTGGTCAAACGATACGCGCGACCAGGAAAACACCGGATACATGAAAATGTGAAAATTATTCGTCACTTTTGCGTTGTTGTTCATTTTACGCATAATCATGTTGGATTGATAATCAAAAGACAGCCCAATCTTATCAGACAAGAGTTTGTTCTCCGGATTTTTATACAAATACTGGTGAATATTTGTAGGAGGATTTACACTACCAAAACCGAATTTATGAACATATTCTGGGTGTCGTATGTCCATCATGTTCATCGCACTGTCCAACAGCGAACCCTTCATGTCAATCGTTAGAATGGACTTTTCATAATTTTGATTGTTGTAAAATGGAACACTGTACGGCGACGGCCGGTCCGCATCGTACGACCAAAATATTTTGTCTTCAAATAACATGGTTTCGCCAAATTTATCCTTGTTGGAAAATTCCTTGCCATGATATTGACATTTCAAACATCCCGCTTCGGTAATGATACCGTTGTCCAATTTGGACCCCATATGATCACAAATATTGATGGTGGTGGTTAATTCTTGGGTAAGTGGGTTTTTCCAAACAACCAGAGGCAAATCACCCACATTGATTTTATACGGTTTCGAAAAATCAATATGTTCATTTACACCCAAACAATGCCAATTTTTGAAAAAATCCAAGTTTTTTTTGGGAACGTTCCCCGCATACAGGGACGTAACCAGATAATTGTTAGTTGCCCACAACAACACTAGAAACGAGAAAAACATATTCAGTATAATAATAATTGTTAGTATTATTATACACGTATCTTCAGATGGTTTTATGATATAGTATTTTATGTGGTGGCAGTGTATACAATGTATAAACGCGATGCGAATGATACCGATGACATAGTTGATCCGAAAGTCGCCATGACCGAGTCTATTACAGGCGCATGTGCCATCGCATATAGGGCTATCAAATTCGCAAATACCGCGGTCATTATTGCCACAGGTACCATGTTCGAAGATACCGCCATCACTAACGCAGAAAAAACATTCGCCGCCGCCACAACGGTGCTTTCCACGTGTCTAAATCCCTCTGCCGATGCTACGGTCATGCTGAACGCGGCCAGGGTCTTTACTGGTGCGGCTGCTGCCGCTATCGCCGCCGCGTCTGCCGCGGAAACTGCCCATGCCGCTAGCGCCGCTCAATTATTCCACGATGCGGCCGCGGCGTCGACCACCGCCGCCGTTTCTTTTACCACCTCGGCCAATCTTATATTGGCCAATCAAAACATTACCGCAACTGTTACAGATACTAGAAGAATGAGCACTGCTAGAAAACCGAGCAATTTTAGAAAACCGAGTAATTTTAGAAAAATGAGCAATTTATGACTTTATTTCCGGAGGGGGGTTATGAAACCGGCGATGAGATTCGGCACGTTGACACGGTTTACCGCTCTTACTACATATGCCACAGACATACACAAACGTACCGTTAGAAAGACTTTTCTTGTTCCGTCGCCATTCCGCAGATGCTTCGTCGAAATCGATAATAACTTCACACATGGATCGCGTTCTCATTACACAAATAATAGTGGCACAAGTCTTTATGTACCTTTTTACACCGAATATTTTATTATGAAAAATATTATTACTGATAACCCGCCTATAGATAAAACTATAATCTGTAAATACCGAAAAAACCCCATGCACGAATACATGTTATAGAATTCAAAGTAATTCTGAGGTACGGGGCGTTGGACTTCGCGTTGGCGCATTACTTGTGCGCATAGTTGAAGTTCCTCGTCACTAATCCCCGACCGGGATTCGCTGGGAGGATTCCTAGGGGAAAGGGGCATAGGATACACCTCAATGACCGGATAAGGCACTTCTCGCGCAACCGCCTCACAACCTTCTATATGTGGCACAGAAATGCCCGATTTTACCCGATTGCTTTCCATGACAAAACTACTATATTCTTGTAAAATATTACTATATGATTTATGGTGATATTTTTGTTATACAAAAACATGTTCAAAAAAGGGGTTGTTGCGTGACCAACTCCTGAACCATCATCCCCAACACCCCGATCATCGCCAGACGACCGTTATTGAGCTCCTTGTCCATGAGATCAAGGTCCACCATACCATCGCGGTTCCACATACCAAACCCCAAATCACCCGGTTGATAATCGGGCTTAAGCGCAAATGGCTTCGTGGTCGGATTCTCCCAACCGCGGAACATGGAGGCAAACTCGGCAATATACATCAACGACACCAGATAATCCTGCGTATGGTCCGGCAAAGACTGAAACTGATTGATACCCAGGCCGCCGTACAAAAACTCCGTGGCCGGAATCACCAGTGCGGCCAACATGGCCAAACGCCCGTGCTTCAACTCGGCCTCGCGAAGAAACGACGGTTGGGCACCCTTCGCCAACACATTCTTGTCGAACAAATCCATATTCTCCAACGGGGCGGTCGGGGGACGAATGATAGGAACCTGCGTTTTAACCCGGGGAACCTTGTTCTTGAGTGCCCACACGGCGGAAAGAAGAGAAAACACAATAAATGTACGCATTGTACTATAATAACCCGCGTCTCCTTTATATTATTTCATAAATACATTTACTGGAACAATGTGTATGCCTTTATCGACACTGTTTACAAAAGAACATACACACACTATCTAACGCATAATTTTTTGTATAATGCTTTTTCGTACAATCTTCACAGCCTCTTTTTTCGCATTCATAACAGGATTGTGGATGAGTGACATCACCGCAAAACTCGCAAGTGGTCATTTCTTCCAAGCGGGAAATTTTATTTTCTAGTTGTTTTACTAGCCGTTTCACGCTGTAGAGATATTCTTCGAGTTCTGTCATTTTACACCCCATGATTTCTATTTTATCGTCGTTTCGCGTCATATGCCGCTTTTTGGTATCAGTAATGCGCTCCATCAATAACATGTCAAGACTATCAGACATAACAATACTATACTAGTGTAAGTGTCTCTATATCATTTACGCATCACACACTTCGATCTTGGCACCCCGACTCGTTTTCTTACGAATGGCGGGCTTGGTCGTTTTGGTCGATGCCTCGTGAAACGCATGATGACATTTTTCGCATACCGCCGCCAAGTTTGCCGGATGGTTCTTGTGAAAGGTACCCACAAATCCCTGTTCATTCGCATCCTGCTGAGGGGCCAAATGATGGATTTCGGTGGCTATTTCTTGGTGACACAATTCACATTTTCCGCGCACCTTTTTCGCATTGTATTTGGTAACCGGCTGGGAAAGTTCTCCCTGGGTGTCGGGGAAATATTTGTTGCGGATATTAAACGCCATATCAATAAAATCCGTTGGCATATACAACGACGCGCATACTTCTAGACCATAAGTACGCGAACCCTGACCCTCTTTCAATTTGCGGTCGTACACCAAACAATCGTTCTCGCGATCGTAATAAACAGACAAATGGCGGAACGCGAGCCGGCCCAATGCCCGTATTTCTTCGAAATTCGCCATTTCGTGAAAATGTGTGGCAAACATGTGACAAGCTCTATTCTCATGAAGCGACAGCAGGGCCGCGGTAAAAATACTGAGTGCGGACTCGTTCTCCGTTCCCGACGCCAATTCGTCCCCCAATATCAGACTGTGACTGTCCGCCATTTTAAGAATCACCCGTAGTTCAGACATTTCCACCACAAACGTCGACATACCTTTGAACAAATTGTCGTTGGACAATATACGCGAATAAATGGCCTTAAATGGCGAATAAACAAATTCGGTGCACGGAACAAACATGCCCGCTTGAGCCATGATGACCGCAATGCCGACCGCGCGAATTAACGACGTTTTTCCCACCGCATTGGTACCGTACAGCAACATCCCGAGAGGAGCCGTATCATATCCCAGCGCCAAATCGTTCGTAACGTAAACCTCTTGTTGATTAATATGCTCAATCAGCGCATGTCGTATTTCGCGTACCCGGACATGGGAACCGACCGATTCACAAATCGTCGGACAACAATAATTGTAGTTGAGTGCCGCGTATACTTTGGACTGTAAAACGTCGAGCTTGGCCACATATTTGGTGAGGTCCTCCAATTCTGTAAACCACTTTGTTTCAAATTCCCGGAGAACCTGCCCATAAATTTCCCCGATGATTCTACTAATCTCGTCGTCGATTTTACATAATGTCTTGATAGTGGTGTCCAACAGTGGAAACGTGATTTCATCCATGGTCCCCGACGCATGCGCAAATTTAATATTCTCCAAATAAAACACCGTGTCTCCGATATTCACCTCGGTTTTACCGTTTTTAATGTTCTCGGCGATGGCGGCTTTCAAAAATAAACCCCGCTTTTTGGTGATTTGAAGGCTCGCTCCCGATTTTTCAGTTTCGTGGACCTTGATATATTCCGACACATCTTGATCTTTCATCTGGGATTTAAGGAGATTTGTCAAATATACGCGTATGTCGCGAAATAATTTGCGACTCTGTTCTCGTGTTTGGATCTTATCGTCGAGAACCTCTGAAACTCCGGGACGAATAATGTTTTCGTCAAATGTTTGAAAGGTCGACACCGACTTACAGGCGTCAATGACCACATGTTTATCTAAAAAATCGATAATTTTTTTACAGGCCAACCCGACATACTTCAATTCGGTCAGGTTGGTCTCCGAATTCCGCATGGGGATCAATGACAATCGGAAATCGGTCAAATAATCTTCGAGAACCATGTTTTGGACGTTTTGGTGGTGTAGTTCTCGGATAATCGCGATCGATTGGTACCAATGATACAGCGAACTGGGATAGAGTTTTCCGAGAACCAATTGCCGCAAATTCTTTTCCATGTCGCGGATACCCATCAGAGATTTACGTGTGCGTGTTAAAAAATCTTGGGGGTTTTTGGAAAGCACGAGTGAAATCATGTGATATTCACGATGAAGCCAGTTCGCATTGAATGTGGGATTCGTAAGCTGATGTTGAAACATGCGCTTACCCATCGCAGTGACCGCCTTGTTTAAAAAGGAGAGAACCGACGACAAATTCCCCCGGGGTTTCGCAATTCCAGACATGTGATCATCAATGATGTTCAGTTGTAAGAGGGTGTGATTGGCGAGAACCATGCGTTGCGACGCATTATTGAATTTAGGAAGCGCGATTTTCCTCACCAAATTGGGATTGTGTTCCTGAATGAAATTCAGGAGGAAACAGATTGATTGAGTGGCCAGCGCGTATTCAGAGAACCCGTAACAAACGTCATAAGTATCTCCGCCGAAAAAGGTGGACAACATGTGCCGAATGTACACCTGTTTTTCGCAGTTTTGGATTTTTTCGTTGGTGGGATCTTGTGTGTTCCAGGAATGAATCATATTGGTATGAATCCCGCAATATTGTTGGATCTTTTCCAGATCTTTGGGCGAGAACGGGGAAATCAGGAGAACCTCGCTCGGATGATAAACTGAAACAAATCGCTCCAATTCGTCAAATGTCGTGGGGTTCAGGTGGAATGGTCCGTCGTGTTCAAACACAAAAGACTCGCCTGTGAAAATATTCACCGTCGATACGCCGTAAATCAGACGCTTCGGGGACGTTTTAGTGAGTTCAAACCAAATACACATGATGTTGTTGGTAATTTGTGGCGACGTATCCACGTCGTAAGAGACGTAGGTACCCGGGGAATAAACGGCCTCCAATTTGCGGATGAACTTATTGTCGGCCGTCTTTTCTTGGTTATAGACAACGGCCGTATAACCACCCTCGGTGATTTTCGGAAGATATTTTTCGAGGGAATAGTCGCGAAACCCGCTCATCACAACCATGTCCTTTTCTACATATATTTTCTTTTCCGAGATGTTCAACTGACAAATCTGCGAAACTTCCTGAATATGACTTTCCTTGATTTCCCCCGTTTTACCATCTTTTAATCCGTATATTTCGAAAAAGGACCCCACTTGATACAAAATTACTGTGGTTTGTCCATACTCCTTTTGATGTTTTTTTGTGAGTTCCAGGTATTCGTATACGAGAGTATTGGAGAACGACATAATTTTAGCTACTAGTAATACACGCGAGATATTTTTATGTTATTATGGAAAAGTATTTTGTTAGTATATACATGTATACTATCACAAATTATACGCGCCGTCAGGCGAAAAAATTGCGCGTGACGGTGAAACGTTCTACCAATCCGGCCAAAAAATTAGATGTTTTCAAAAATGGTGTGAAAATATCTACCTGCGGAGCCACGGGGTACAATGATTACCCCACCTACTGGAAAAAATTTGGTAAAAAATATGCGGATACACGCCGACGTCTCTACAAAATTCGTCATAACCGCGACCGTAAGGTCGTGGGATCCGATGGGTATTACGCCGACAAATTATTGTGGTAATATGCGGCGCTATGTAATGTTCTCTGTGACGGGTCGCACAACATATTCCATAACAAAATATTCCTTGGCTTCGTCGTAGGCTTCATACTCCATCAGTACCGAATGGGTACCGATGGATTCCCGGGTCCAGCGAAATCCGTACGCTTCGTAAAACAACACCGCGTCTTCCACCGAAGACAACACGATTTTTGTTGGTTTGGAGTCTGTATCCTGTTCCTGACGGATGCGGCTGACCAAACCGTCCAGGAGCGCCTTGGCATATCCGTTACCTCGGAACTGGCGTTTCGTACAGGTCAAGAGCACATAATACCGATTTTCATCCGATACCCGGCATTTACGGTAAATCAGAAGCGACGGGCAATTGCCCATGTCAAACGCGCGGTCCAAACAATGAAATGCCACTACAATTTTGCGAGAATCGTTGAGTAAATTTGTGAGATACTTGTCGAGGATGATTCCATAGCAATATTTGACCACTAGGTACTCGTACTCGGCGACAAAGGCCCTCAGTTGGTCGATCATGGTTTCCAGGGGCGCATTATCCACAATGTCGCGGATAATATCATCGGAATAGAAATTCATACACAAAAGTTATTATATGATTCAAATAATAAGACCTCGTAAAGGGATCCATTCAAAAAATCAATTTTTTGAGGTGTATATTTTCCGAGTTCGGTGCGAGGGTCTTCCTCCTTTGGATTTGGATTTGGATTTGGATTTGGATTTGGATTTGGATTTGGATTTGGATTTGGATTTGGACTTGGACTTGGACTTGGATTTGGATTTGGATTTGGATTTGGATTTGGATTTGGATTTATAATCCGTGGCACATTGTTTCAACTGACCAATTGTATAATCCGTGGCACATTGTTTCAACTGGCCAATTGTTAGGGACGGGACTGGGTCCTTGTTCCCCCCGGGAAACAACACTCCGGAAAATGCGTCCACAATTAATTCCAGGAAACAGCGGACCTCTACCAAAACCAGGTGATTTACAATTTCCATCTGGGTAGAAAATACGTCGTTTTTGCTGTAATTAAGCCAATCGCTCATCTTAAACTTGATGTCATCAGTATAGGTGATATCGGAGTCACTAGCGTCCTCCGGATCCGAAGGATCCTCAAAAAACTGCAAGTAAGATTTCAACGAAAAACTTGGATCCCCATAATGTGGATGATCCTTATTCAAATCGTGTTTCTTGTCAGTAAACAGAAACATGCCGTTACGTTGTTTCGGTTGCTGGATTTCCGACAATATTCTATTCAGTACAGAGGGGTTCAGAATGATTTTCTGTAAGGTCTCTATGGTCTGTAAATCGTCCTCGGCCTTGCCCATGTGCTTGGCTAACAATGCCTTCATGGCATGGTACAATTGGGCATTACCGTGGCGCGAATTGAAGAAAAGTGTATTTTTAAAGTAGGCGGCCTGGTTCTCGCCTTTGCCGGCGTAACCATAATATTTGAAGATTTTGAATAAAAACAGCCACAGGTATCCTTGGAAAGCGGCCAAGGTTTTGCCTTTCATCGGCTTAAAATCGGGCAATCCTGGTAGTGTTTCCGCCGTACACAATTCTTGAACCGCCGACTTCATTACCCCAACAAAGGTAACAAGATATTTCAAAATATCCGATACGTGGGTACCTTCGGATGCGGGCCGAACCATCTCAACCAGGATATCGATCAAGAACATCACTGGGCACGAAAAGGTCATTTGCGGTTTGAGAAGAATATCGTTACTGTCGTTCATATCGCCTTCGCGGTAGTGTGTTTGTAAATAGTGTAATGAAGTACCCGGTGAACGGAACAACAAGCGATTCTTAGGGCGCGGTACCACTTCTTTATCAGAAGCGGAAAAATTGACTTTGAGTGTTCCGGGAATCGGTTCCAATTCGTCCAAGTGCCGAAAGAGTCGGCCGAGTAGCCGGACAAACGTGTCCAGAATGATGTTGTCACTCCTTTTAGGGGTCAAAAACGTCCCCACCCACTCCACGTCAGAGAAGAGTCCGCAGTCACGCGGCTCCTTGTAGATAAACTCAATGGGGTAAACGCCACCGGCGTTGGGGTGAAAAGTATAGAGCGAATTTTTGTAGTCTTTTGTCGCCATAGCAATACGCGCCTCTTTCTCTTCTTCATCATCAACGTCGTCGAGTTGGGAATTTTCAACGGCGATCGCGGCCTCGAGAGGCAACCCACAAATATGTTGTAAATATCGGGTGAAATTCGTTATGGCCATGTCATTGGTCACTACAAAGGAAAAGTCTTCTCCTTCCTGCGCCGGTAATGTCATGAGCTCTTTCGTCCGGTCATCATTTTTGTCGAGTGTGCTTATCATCGCTAAATCATTGGCATTAAGATCTGTGTGCATGAGCGTCTCGGGGGTTTCACCATTCGCGGGTAAAAGTGTGAACTTGGCCAGACGGGTCGTTTCTAATTCGTATCCGATACTTTTAATTCGATGAAAGACGTTTTTACCGTGAATATTGCCACCACGTACACGTGTAGTCACCATGACCCCTCTATAATATAACCGTACATTTGATAACGTTACATAATACACCTTCGTCCACTAAAGTGGACGTTACTTTATTAGAATATCCAGTCACGGTTTCGATCCGTGGGCCTCTCGGTTAACAGCCGAGTGCTCTACCATCTGAGCTAACAAAGCATTGGGGTTATAATCTTATATATGAAGGCCTTTTTATAAATTTTATTTGAAATATTTGAAACAAAACAAAAATATACAATCATATTATATATGAAATTGCTTTTGGAAACAATTTATGGTTACATGGACCCTGATTATAATACCCCCGAAGGTCTTGAAAAAAAATATCCGGATGAAACAGATGAAACTCTCGGAGACATTGCTTATTATATAAAAAATATTACTAACAAATTGAGTAGCGGAACTCTCAAAGATTTAGAAAACCTTAATGTTGACGGCGAAGACGCCGAAAAAAAAAAAAGGATTTTGGAATTTTTAAAAAAACACTATAGAAGAAGCGAGTTTGAAGGAGAAGATGATAGTGCACATTGGGGAGGGAGAGGTGGTAATAAACGTAAACGCACCAAGAAATTTAAACAAAACAAACGTAGAAAATCCGCACGCCGTCTTAAACGCAAAAATTAAGAAAAATTTATATGTTCTATCAACCAATAGAATCTTCAAATAAAATTTATTTGGGTGGCAGTGGTCCAGTCGGTCCAGTACAGTTTATGTGGTTTACTTCGTGATTCAATGACAAACCACATGGTCCCGTAGAACCGGTATTCCTGTGTTCTAATATCTCCAACTCGTATTAATCTACACTCAAAATTATAGGTGGATTTTAGAAGATGTTTTATGATGGATAACCATGGTCGTTTTAGACGTTCCGGTTCGCCTACCGCTTTTATACCGTTAAAACTATAATATTTTCGTATCTCAGGTATAAGTGCCATTATATTTTCTTGAATAAACGTATTATTGTCCAGTTCATATAAAGTATACACTGATTTATGATACAAATCCAAAATAGTAACAATTTTATTTACTATTTCTTCTTGTTCTTTCGCATACAATTCACTCTTTAATCTCATATGATTTATACAATCATATGAGTTACTCTTTGTATAATTTTCATTTCAAAACCGCCGGTCAAATAATTTTTTGATACAAATCGATACAATTGTTTGGATAATCGTATTTTTTTGTATCGAAAAATTATTTGATTGAAAAGTCCCGGAGGGCCGCCGATGGTTTTCCCCAAAAAAAACTGGAAAGTCACAAAAAAATTTCACCACCTTTTTCAAAACCGCCGGTTAAATAATTTTTTGATACAA